GAATGATGAAAATTATTCTTGGGAGTGGGTAGATACTAACAATATAACTTTATACAAGGAGAGTGCTTAACAGCACTTTCCTTTTCAATAATAATTATGGCAAGGAGATATAAATGGGTGGACTAAAATTTTATGACTTTTGCAGTAATGATACTGTAAAATTTAAAGTAATAACAAATGACAAAATAACTTATTACTTCAAGATTCATCATATAGACGATACTATAGGACTTTATGATAATGATATGAACTTAATAAAAACAATTAAAGGGGTGATATAATGATAGAAACTAGAAAATACTTAAAAGAAATAATTAATTGTAATTTAGACCCAGAAAGAAAAGTACAATTATTATCTGAATTAGTTGAACAAGTAATAGATTACTCAGAGGAATTAAAAAGTTTACAAGATAGACATAATGCAAGAACAAAAAAAATTCTTTCGAGTGGGGGTTAATATGAACAAACACATTTTAAGACATATCTTAAAAAGTACCCCAAAGAGATATACATTTTGGAACACACATTTGCGTTTCAAAATATTAGGAATTTGCTTTTTATTATTTATTATTTTTTGCCTAGCTGGGTGCAGTTCAAAACGAATAGTAGATAGTAGAGGTAAATCATCAGCGAATGTCGAAGGCGACATGAACAGATACCATGATGACTTATATACTTGCGAATCCTTAGTAAAAGATGAAACAAATTTTTTAGTAGATGCTGGAAAAGTAGTGTATAATTCATTAAGATTTAGAGTGTTATGGCTATCACCTAAACTTCAAACAAGGAAAGATTATATAGATAACTGTTTGGAGGGAAGGGGATATAACATAGTAAATAAATAAAATAATAATAATGAGGAGAAAAATATGAATGAAGGAAAAATAGCTAAGACATACGACAATAGCAAAACTAATGAAGAGGGAGTATATATTAATAATTATGCTTTTGATTTAACAGATGGAACTAGATTGTATTGCAGAGAAAAATTAGATCCAATTCCACAGCCAAATTCAACAATAAGTTATGTTGTAAAAGGAGTTAAAACTTCGGCTAACGGAAATCAATACAGCAACGTAGAATCGGTAAAAGTGATTGCAGAAAGCAGTCAACCAGTTGCAACTACTAATGGTGCTAATGGATTCAAACCTGATGCTAACAAAGACAGACTTATATTTGTTACTGGTGTTGTAGGTAGAGCTATGGGTAGTGGTAATTTTTCTGAAGAAAAAATAGATGTCATTACTGAAAGAGCTATTGCATCTTTTAATAAACATCTTGGCTAATGAAAGATTATAAAAAACTTTTCAGCAGATATTGGGGGTATCAAGATCAGACCCCTATTTGCTGGGGGTGTAATCAAGCTGTAGGGGTAGATATACACCATTTGATACCTAAGGGTATGGGGGGAGTAAAAAACAACAGATTAAACAGAATAGACAACTTATTTTTATTGTGTCGTAAGTGTCATGAAATGGCACACAAAAACAAAGCTATTAATGAAAAATATAAAAAAATGTTAATAGAAAGAATACAACTAAAGGAAGCTGGTTATGTCTAATAAAAAAAATAAATATGAAATAAACTATAAAATGGAATTTAAAAACAGACCCACTAAATTTGAAGTGGAAACAAAACTTTTTAATTTATTAAGAGATGGATTTACTTTGCGAACACCAGAGGAACAAGATGATTATGTTAGAGCAAAAGAGATCAGGGAAAAGAAAAGTGCCTAAAAGAAAAGAAGGCATAAAATTAATTTACAAAGCAGAGGAATACTGGAAAAATTTTGTACATTTAAAAAAATGCCATGAGTGTGGAGAGGTAGCAGAACACTATTATAGATTTAAATTCTATTGTGAAGATTGCTACCAAAAACTAAAAAAACAAAGGGAGATAAAATGAACATAAGAAAGATAATAGATTCGTATAAATACGGATTAATAGATGGATTATTTAGAGGAAAAAAAAGTAAAACTAATTATAAAGATACAAAGTATGTTCGTATCTATAAAGAAGGTTTTGATTTTGGAGTAACTTTAAATCCTTACAGAATTAAAAATGACTGATATTTATAGCTTACAATTTGACCCACATAAGTTATCTCATCAACAAGAGCAGTTGGGTTTAGAGTTTAGTGATAATGACACAGCACTAGAAATAATGAAAAAAGAATTGCAACTAATAATATCAGAATTAACACTTTATTATTCTCAGAATATAAAGTATAAAAACACTTCAGAATTAAATGCACATATTTATTCTGATAAAAGAATTAAGGACTTTAACATTAGATATGAAAAAGTACTTAAGCAGAGGAATCGGTCTAAAATTAGATACGAATCCTTTAAGACTTTCAGAGACGATTTGAGGACTAAAGTCGTTTCAGAGAGAGAAATGGCGAAACACAACATTTAATAGAAAGGAGTATGTTATGAGCCAACCAAAAATAAAAAAACTTACACAAAAAGAAATGATACTACAACATTTAAAAGAGGGTAAAGCGATTACCCCTTTAGATGCACTTACTAAATTTGGTTGTTTTAGATTAAGTGATAGAATATTTGTGTTAAGAAAAGAAGGTAATGATATATCTACAAATTATATAACTAAGGGTGGCAAAACTTTTGCTGAATACACTTTAGAGGGAGAAGCAAATGAGTGATAGATTATTTACTGAGGAAGAGTTACAAATACAATCTGAAAAACTTGATTTAGATAAAGAAAGAACTTTAGCTAGATATAAACCTGAATTTGATAGTATGAAAGAACTTATACAAGCATTAGAAAATTATCAGTCAAAGTATGGAAAAGAAAGTAATGTATATTTTGAGATTTTAGATTTAAAAGCAAAACTTTTAAAAAACAAAGAATCATTAGAAGAATTTTTAAAGGTGCTGTAATGGAATATATTACTTTTTTTATTACTGTGATTTTATTTGCTATATTCATTCAGGTAGTTGGTGTTATATGATAGAGCATTTTAAAAAGTTTGATGGTGGTGGTAAGAAAGACTTACTGCCACTATCTTTTAGTCAGCTCACAGAGTTTGCTTTTCATAGAGAAAGATGGGCATTAAAAAGATTGTTTGGTTATGAGTTCCCATCTAGTCCAGCTATGATTCGAGGAACTGTAGTAGAATCTGGTTTAAATATGTGGCTCAATGGAATAGATGCTGATGAATCAATAAAAAAAATGTTATCTGAGTATGATGAAAATATTAATCTACTAAAGGGATCAAAAAATTCAGAGGAAAGAGAAAATTTAGTTCCTTTATTTGAAGAGGGTATAAACAGATTAAAGGAGTATGCTTTTAAATTAAATCTTATAGGGTATCAAGAAAAAATAGAAATGAATATACAAGGAATACCATTAATAGGATTTACAGATTTTCACTTCATAGATACCAAAACAAAAGAAGATGTATATATTGACTTAAAGACTACTCTTAGAAAACCTAATGGAATATCAAATAGTCATGCTATGCAACAAGCAATATATCAAAGTTCAACTAACTGCTCACAAAAGCTATGGTATTTAGTTTGCAAAAAGTCTGGTACTGAGTTTTATGAATTTAGTTTAGATAATTACAAAAGACCAATGCAAATTTGTGAACACATAGTCAAGGTTATGGGGAACTGGTTAGCAAAAGTTGATTCGTTAGATGATGTGAAAAACTTATTGATTCCAAACCCTGATGATTGGATATGGAAAGATGAAGCAGTATATAAAGCTAGAATGGAAGTATGGGGGTATTAATTACCCCTTTACCAAAAATAGCATTTAGGTTTATTATAAAATAGAGGAGAAAATAATGACATTTATAAGTAAAGAAAGCAAACCCCAAGAAAAATTAAAAGCATGGTATTTATTTACTGAAGATTTTATTGCTGGAACTATGAGTAATACAGCAGTTGAAGTAGGAGTGTATATAAGATTGTTATGCTGGAACTGGAACAAGAGATGCCAAGGTATACCAAAAGATAGCAATACATACTATAGAATAGCAAACTGTATCACAGAGGAGGAAAAAAAAGCTTGTGAAACAGTATTGAAACAATTTTTTGTTGAGGTTCAAGATCATTACCAGAATGAAAGACAACTGCAAGAATATTTGTTTATCACTAAAAGAATAGAAGCATCAAAGCTAAATGGAAGGCTTGGAGGTAGACCAAAAAAACCTAGCATAGAACCTAGACCTAACCTAGATAAAACCCCTCCTACCCCTACCCCTACCTCTACCATTAAACCTAAAACCAATAAAAAGGATTATTTCCCTTTATTTTGGAATAAAATTATTAATAAGGTAAGTAAGGGAATAGCAGAAAAGAATTTTAAAAATATTGATGATAAGTGGAAAGAAAAACCAGAACAACTTGCAGAAACTTACAATAAATATTACAGTTCTATAGAAGATAAAAAATTTGCAAAACAACCAGCCTATTGGTTGTCAGCAAAAAAGTATGAAGATGAAGAAGCTAAAATAGAAAACAACTCAGGAGAAGTATATCCTCTAAGGTTAAAAATGTTCAAACAAGCAATACAAGACAAAGATAAAAGTTCTTTTATACAAAGTTTTGCTAATCAACATTTTCCAGATGTTCAAAGAGCAATCAAGGAGGGCGAGTTCACAAAAGAAGATGCAATTAAATATTTAAACATGGGTAGTAGACTTTGACAGATAGATTTAAAGGAGATGTTCCTAGACAAGATTACACCTTCTATAGTATGGGTAAAAAAGAAAAGAATGATGAAAAACAAAAAGATAAATTTTCGACTGGTAAATGGTTATTCTGTTGTAAGTGTGGAGCAAATCCAATAATCAAAGTAGATAATGCTATAGAATATATATGTGAAAAATGTTTAAAACAATATTTCAAAGGCAAAGTAAAATGGAAATTATAAAGAAAGCAGAACTCTTTAGAAAGTTAGTTATTGAAATAGATATAAAAAAATATGATCAAAAAGAATATGAGAAAATAGTAAATTTAATTTATCAAGATATATTCAGAATAGAATAATGGCTAGACCTAAGAAATATAATATAGATGTAGAACAATTAAAAAAGTTAGCTAAATTTGGTTGCACTAACAAGGAGATGGCAGATTTCTTTGGGTGTTCAGCAGACTTACTTGAAAAGAGTTATTCGGATATATTGCTAAAAGGAAGGGCAGAGCAGAAATTAAGGTTAAGACAGCTACAATGGAAGTCAGCAGAAAAAGGTAATGTAACTATGCAAATATTTTTAGGTAAGAACTTATTAGGTCAACAAGATAGAATAGAAGAGAACCAGTTAGAAGAGCCTTTAGTATGGACAAATGATTGATGCCACTAACTGAACCACAAAAAGCAGTAACTAATTCTAAAGCTAGATTTAGGGTTTTGATTACTGGTAGAAGGTTTGGTAAAACATATTTAGCAATAAACGAAATAGCCAAGTATTCAAGTCAACCTAATAAAAAGGTCTGGTATGTAGCTCCTACTTACAGACAAGCAAAGGCAATATGCTGGAATGTGTTAAAAGAAAAAATGTTAGCACATAGATGGGTTAAGACTATCAACCATAGTGATCTTACTATTACATTAAGAAATAACTCAACAATTACCTTAAGGGGGTCAGATAATGAATCAGCACTAAGGGGGGTTGGGTTAGATAAATTAATTATTGATGAATTTTCAGACGTAAACAAGACAGCTTGGTATGAAGTATTAAGACCAACATTATCAGATACAAATGGTCATGCTTTATTCTGTGGAAGTCCAAGAGGTTTTGGTAACTGGAGTTATGATCTATTTAAGATGGGTGAAACAAACAATGAATGGGAGAGTTTCAAATATACTACATTAGAAGGTCAGCAAGTTAGTAAAGAGGAAATAGAACAAGCAAAACAAGATTTAGATTTGAGAACATTTCAGCAAGAATATGAAGCAACATTTGTAAACTATTCAGGAATGATATATTATAATTTTAGTAGAGAAAAAAATATAATAGAAACATATAAGGATAATGAATTGTTTTATCACATAGGACTAGACTTTAACGTAGACCCAATGTGTGCAGTAGTAACTACAATAAGTAAGAATATAGTTACAGTAATAGATGAGATACAAATATATTCCTCTAATACGAATGAGATGTGTGAAGAGATCAGAAACAGATATAAACATAAAAATATTATTATCTATCCTGATCCTAGTGCAAGACAAAGAAAAACATCTGCTGGTGGACTAACAGATTTAGCAATACTTAAAAACTTTGGATTTGAGGTCAAGTGTAAAAACACAGCTCCTTTAGTTAGAGATAGAATCAATGCAGTAAATTCTAAATTAAAAAATGTTGCTGGTAAAAGTAGTTTATTTGTTTTAAATACTTGTAAAAATGTGATAAAGAGTATAGAAAGACAAATATACAAAGAAGGAACTCATATACCAGATAAGGATAGTGGGTACGATCATTTTAATGATGCTCTGGGTTATTTGATAGAATACAACTATCCTATAAGGAGAAACTTTATACCAACTGATCAAAAGAGGTGGAGTTAAATGAATAGAGATGAATTACAAGAGAAACACCATTTATGGAAAGCTAACATAGAGAACTGGGAATTTTACATACGCAGTTACCTGGGTGGCAATGATTACAAAAACGGATATTATTTACACAGATATATTTTGGAATCACCTGAGGAGTATGATGCAAGAATAAGACATACTCCATTAGATAACCATTGTAAGAATGTCGTGCAAATATACACCAGTTTTTTATGGCGAGTTCCTCCCACTAGAGATTACGGAAGTTTAGATGGAGATGAACAACTACAATCTTTTATCAAAGATGCAGATTTAGATGGGAGGAGTTTTAACACAATTATGAGGGAAGTGCAGATGAACGCATCTATCTATGGTAACTGCTGGGTTATTGTAGACAAACCTCAAAGCAATGCAAAAACAAGAGCAGAGGAACTGGCTCAAGATATAAGACCTTATGTATCAATATATACACCAGAGAATGTTGTTAACTGGAATTACAGTAGAGCAAATAGTGGTAGATTTTATTTAGACTATTTAGTCATTGTAGAAGATATGACAACTGAAAGAGCTATCATAAAAGTATTTACAGAGGAAACTATCAGCACTTATGAAGTAGAAGAGTATGATAAAGAGTATGAGGAAGGAGATGCAAAACTGTTAGACGAAGTGCCTAATCCTATAGGAGTTATACCAGCAGTAAATGTTTATAATTTAAGAGGTCATAAAAGACCCATAGGTATAAGTGATTTATCAGATGTGGCATATTTACAACAATCTATCTATAATGATTATTCAGAAAAAGAACAACTGATAAGACTAGCAAACCACCCTAGCTTAGTTAAGACACCTAATGTAGAAGCATCTGCTGGAGCTGGTTCTATTATAGAAATACCTGAAGATATGGATAGTGCTTTGAAACCTTACATCATTCAACCTAGTGGTCAAAACCTAGATGGCATTATGAAGTGTATACAAAATAAAGTAGATGCTATAGATAGAATTACACACATGGGTTCAGTAAGAGCTACTGGAACACAGATAGCTAGTGGTATAGCATTACAAACAGAATTTCAATTACTCAATGCAAGACTGTCGGAGAAAGCAGATTATTTAGAAAATGCAGAGGAACATATCTGGAGTTTATTTGCTAGATGGTTAGATAAAGAATTTGATGGTTCAGTAAATTACCCAGATACTTTTGATGTTAGAGATTGGGCGAATGATATGCAATATTTACAAATGGCAAAAGCTAGTGGTGTAAAGTCAGAAACATTTAACAAAGAAATCGACAAACAAATTGCAGATACAGTTATAGATGACAACGACAAGATAAAAACAATTAATGAAGAGATTGACAACTCAAGATCAGTTCGAGGTCAATTTCAAACAACAAACGTAGAGGGAGTAACAGTTGGCGAAACAGAAGAGGAAACGAGTTCCTAAAGATAAAAAAACTAAGATACCTAAAAAGTATCTTTCAGGTTTAAAAGGATCAAAAAGAACTATGAGAGCTAATTTAATTAAACAAGTTAGTGCATTGTATAAAAGTGGTGCAAGAATACCTAGATCATTATTAAGAAGAAGGACTAGGGTATAATGGCAGTAAAAAGAAAACCATTATCAGCAACAACTATCAAAACATTAAAAGCAAAAGCAAAGAAATCAAAACTATTTAATTTAGCAGATTTAAAAGCTAGTTATCGCAGAGGACAAGGTGCGTTTCTGAGTTCTGGTAGTAGACCTAGAATGTCTATGAACGCATGGGCTATGGCTAGAGTAAACAAACTAATTAGCAGAGGCAGATCAGGAACTTTTGATACAGATTTAATTAGAAGAGCAAGTAAAAGAAAGAGAAAAAAATAATGGCAGAATATAGAGGTAAACAAGTAAAACTAAATAAACCTTTTAGACTATCTGCTAGTGAATCAAAGAGAAAAAAGTTTGGGGTATATGTAAAAGAAAAATCTACTGGGAAAATAAAAAAAGTTACTTTTGGTGCAAGGGGTATGAGTATAAAGAAAAGTATACCAGCTAGGCAAAAGTCGTTTCTAGCAAGAATGGGTGGGGTGCTAAAAGAGGTAAAGGGTCAAAAAACATTATCACCAGCTTACTGGTCTATTAGAGCATGGAAAAAAAACTTTCCTTTATAAATTATGTCAAGGATATTAGAAAAATTAGCAGACCAGCATGAGGAACGAATAATCAATGTGCTGTATAAATTAGAAGAAGATGTTATTAAAGAAGTTACAAGAGCTACTAAAGGGCAACTGGTATCACAAAGGATAGCAATACAACTGCAACCAAAGATCAGACAAGCAATAGAAAACAATTTTCTCAATGAAGCTGATCTCATTATTAATGAAGAGTACAACAAAATAGCAAAAGAAGTACTAGACACTTATGGAGAACTACCTATACCCAATAAGTTTAAAAGTCTTACTGAAGCAAACTTATCTACTATCAATGCACTAAAGTTTCAAAGTTACTCAGGTTTTGAAGATATAGGCGAAAGATTTATTAAAGTAATTAATGATGAGCTGTATCAAAGCACAATAGCTGGTAGACCTTTTGAAGATATGGTAAGCAATATTAGAGGACATATCAATGGAGTGTATCAAAGATCAAATCAAAAAGAGATAAATGAGCTGGTAGATTTTATTAATGAAAATAAATATGATAAGTTTAAAAAATCTCTAGTAGAAGATGCTGTAAGAAAATTACACACGCAGTATGCTAGTGATAGAGCTGGTAATAATTTAAGAAGATATGCTGGTCAGATAGCTCACGATAGTGTTATGCAGTTTCATGGTCAGTTTACTATAGCAAAAGCAAAAGAAAGTGGACTTACACATTTTACTTATAGTGGTACTTTGGTCAGAGATAGCCGAGATTGGTGCAGAGGTATTTTAGGTAAAACCTACACAGAAAAACAAATAAGAGAACTATGGAACACTAGGTCTTGGAATGGAAAAGCAAATGGCGACCCATTTATTGTCAGAGGTGGATATAGATGCAGACATACTTGGATTCCAACAGACCCAGCTTGGGGTGAAAAAACACTTGATGAATTACCACCAGAGGAAGATATAGAAGAAACAACACCAGAAGTATCACAAAATTTAGCATCAGTTGTAACAGCACCAAAAAGAAAATTTGGCAAATACAAAGGATTAACAGACGAGCAAGTAAAAAATGTAGTAGATAAAGATTTAAAAAGTCAGCTTACACCTACAACATTAAAAGTATTTAATAATGTTCCTTTAGTAAATGGAATTACACTTAATCAAAAAAGAGCATATTTTAGACCAGAAGAAGATACACTTGTAACTAATGCTAAAGCTGGAACTTTGGCTCACGAATATGGACATTATATAGATTACAAAACTGGCAGTAGAAAAATAAGACAGTTTGAGTTTCAGCCTAAACCTTGGTCATTTGAAAATAAAAAATTTAGAGAAGCATTTGAAAAAGATGCAGAAAATTTTACATCAGATGCTACTAAAGGCTCAAATAAATTGCAAAAATACTTTAATGAATTAGTAGAGATTAGATATTACGAAAAAAAAGTAAGAGGAAAAATAAGAGAAACTGGTTATTATGAGGGAAAGTTAGAAGGAGATGATAGAATTACTGATATTATAGATGCTTTAGTAAATGGTAGATTTCACTCTCTTTATAAAGCACCTGGACACGGACTTGACTATTACAGAAAAGTAGAACTCCGAATGACAGAAACATTTGCTAATTTATTTGCAGTTCAAAAAAATAAAAGAGCTTTAAATATTTTAAAAGATATAGTGCCTAACACTATGAAACAATTTGATGAAAGGATAAAAGAACTTGCTAAGTGATAAAGAAATAGATAAAAGACTTGATGAAGCAAAATTGCCAGAGGATTATGAAAAGTTATATATAGATATGTTTGGGGAAAAAGTGCCAACAAGGAGTGATACTTGGGGTGAATTTCCAGTAGATATGATTTTAGAAGCTATTGATAAAAAGAAACCAATAGAAAAAGAACAATTATATGAGGAAGGAAAAATAATCCTATAGTTACAGATAATGTAGATTTTACTGTAAAACTTTGATATAAATAAATTACAACTGGAGAAAATATAAATGTCTAATGAAACTGAAACAAAAGAAGTGGAACAAACTGCACAAACTACTGAGCAAGTAGAAACACCGATAGTAGAGGAGAAAACAAAAGAAAAAACTTTTACTAAAGAGGAACTTAATGAAATAGTAGAAAGAAGATTACTAAAAGACCGATTAGCAATAAATAAAAGACTGGGAGTTGAGGATATAGATACAGCAATTAATATAGTGAAGGCACAAAAAGAAACAGAGGAAAAACAAAAAATACAAAAAGGAGAGTTTGAAGAGATACTTAAAAATAAGAGTCAAGAATGGAATAAAGAAAAAGCTAATCTTGAAAATCAACTTCGCGATATAAAAATAAATAAATCTTTACTATCTTCAGCATCAAAGAACAAAGCAATTAATCCAGATCAAGTTGTAGAATTACTCAATAAAAATATTAAATTAAATGAATCTGGTAATGTAGAAATACTAGACAAGAATGGTATTGCAAGATATAACAGTAATGGGGAACTCTTAACGACTGACGAATTAGTGCAAGAGTTTTTAACACAGAACCCTCACTTTGTAACTGCTACTCCTTCAGGTAGTGGTTCGGTGTCAAATGTGGATCAAGGAGGACTCAACTCCGTATTTAAAATTGAGGATTTAGATATGAGCAACCCAAAGGATAGAGAAAAGTACTCTAAGTGGAAGCAAAAAAGAGATTCTAAACCAAGGGTAATAAACTCATAATTTTTAATTTTTTTATTTTTAGGAGTTACTATGGCAAACGAAACAACAAGTAGTACTATATCAGAACTCTATACTGAGATAGTAGCCGAAGCATTATTTGTTGCCAATGAGCAATCAATAATGAGAAATCTAGTCAGAAACTACACAATCGCTGGAGGAGGTAAATCTGTTGAAGTACCTATTTATGGAACAGTATCAGCATCAGCAGTTAATGAAGCAACTGACTTATCTAACACAGCAGTCAACCCAACATCTGTTACAATAACTGCATCAGAAAAAGGTATTATGACAACACTTACTGATTTAGCTAGAAATTCAGCAGAATCAGATGTGGCTGGGCAAATTGGAAAATTATTTGGTGAAGCTATTGCAACAAAGATGGATCAAGATTTAATAGCTTTATTTGATGGATTTTCAACTAGCATAGGTGGTGCTGGAACAGAACTAACTATAGACAATATATTCAAAGCAGTTGCAACACTAAGACAAGCTAATGTTCCAATGCCTTATTATGGAGTCTTTAATCCGAAAGTTATTTATAATGTAAAGAAATCATTAACGAATACTTTTGTGAATCCTAATGGTGGCGATTTACAGAATGAAGCTATGAGAACTGGCTTCATAGGTACGATTGCTGGTGTTCAGATATTTGAATCTTCTAACGTAGATGGAACAACTGACACAGATAACTGTAAGGGTGGTATCTTCTCACAAGATGCTTTAGGTTTAGCAATGATGCAAGACCTTAAACTAGAAACTCAAAGAGATGCGTCTTTAAGAGCTGACGAAATTGTAGCTACAGCAGTTTATGGAGTTGGAGAACTTCATGATAGTTATGGTATCGAGATGCTTAACGAATCTGTTATTAACTAAATTTGATAGGGTGGGAAACCACCCTTTTCAATTAGGAGATTAAAATGAGTACAGTTAAATTAGTAAAAGATGGAAAAGTTATTGAAAGAAGTAAAGTTGATTATGAGCATAATCAAGGTAACTGGGAAATAAGGGGGTGGAAATTACAAGGAGATACACCTAAGGCACAACCTAAACCAGAACCAATAGAAGAACCAAAAAAAACAAAACCCAAAAAGAAGGGTAAATAATGGCTACCACAGAATTTGCTGTAGCAAACAGTAATTTGCAAAAAATACAACCTGATATTTTAGGTTTTGGTATTACAGACTTTGGCGACCAGTTACAATTTGCTGAGAATGATGTAATAAGAAGAGTTAGAGAGGAATGGTGGGAAAGATACAGACACACAGTCCGATATAAAGATATTACAAAAGTAACATCTGTTGAAATGACCAACAGCAAACTAACAAATTCACAATGGACACAATCCGTAGTGTATTTAGCATTGTGGAAATATGTTTACCCTATTTTGACCAAATGGCGAGATCCTGATACTGGAGAAGGCAAAGACACTTTTCAAGTACAGATAGATTTTTACAGAGATAGATATGAAGAGGAGTTTCAAGCTGTATTAAGAGATGGTGTTGAATATGATGAAGATAGTTCAGGTTCAGTAAGTGATTCAGAAAAAGAACCAATCCATCATTTAAGGTTAGTTAGGTAATGGAAGTCAAGGTTGAAGTAAATACTATCAATGTAGTAAACGAATTGAAAAGAATATCGAGTAAACAAAAACCAGTAATTTTAAAAGCACTAAATAAAGTTTCTAATATGGCTATATTTATGATTACTAAAAGAACGCAAAGTGGAAATTTACCAGATGGGGGTAAAATGATTCCTTATGCAAAATCTACAGTAAAAAGCAGAAAGAAAAGAGGAAGGCAAACTGGTTTTGTTGATCTAAAAGATTCTGGACAAATGTTTAGAAGTTTAACTTATGACATTAAAGGATTAAAAAGTTCTTTATTTTTTAGAGGTCAAGACCAGAATAAAAAAGCATCATACCACGATTTTTTTGGAGTTGGGAAAAAGAAAACAATAAGACCTTTTTTCTCTATTGGAAATAAAGAAGAGGATAAAATAAGGCAAGAGTTTACATCAACTTATTTTAAATCAATGAAGATATGAGCAAAAGAGAAAATATAGCTAGTGATATAATTACAAAACTTGATGCAGTAACTTCTCCTATAGAATTTAAAAAGATAACTAGAGAACCTTTTGAAGTAGAGGAACTTTCAGATGCACAGTTTCCAGCTTTGTTTGTTCAGTCTGGAGATGAAACAAGAGAAGTATCTAGCATAGGTGATACTGGTTCTGGAAGTTATAGAGGTTCTATTGATTTCTTAATAGTTGCTTTTGGAAAAGGTACAGATAGCAATATAGACACAGTAAGAAACCAACTAATAGAAGTTGTTGAAGAAACACTAGATAATGATATAACTAGAAATGGAAATGCTTTAGATACACAGATTGTTGAAGCATCAACAGATGAGGGAACTATATACCCTTATGGTGGTGTAAGAATAACTGCTAGAGTAATTTATGAATTTACAAGAGGGAGTGCATAATGGCAAAACAAGTAACTATGAAAAAAGGCGAAGATGTTATTAAATGTTCAGAGGATTATGTAGAGCATTTTGAAAAAGCTGGATATACTTTAGAAGGTAAAAAAAAAGTTGTTCAAAAAACTGAAAAAGTGATAAAACAAGAAGAGAAAAAAAAATAGCCACATAAAATAAAGGAGGTTTAAATGGCAACACATCATGGAAAAGAAGGAGTTGTAACAATAGGAGGAACAACTCTAGGCAATGCAACTGGATTTACAGTAGACACTACACACGATACAGTAGAAGATACTGCATTAGGTGATTCAATGAAATCATTTTTAGTTGGTAGAGGTACATATACTGCTAGTATAGATATGAACTTTGATGAAACTGATAGTGGACAAACTACTTTAGTACAAGGTGCAGAATTAACATTTGCATTTTTACCAGAGGGAAATGAATCTGGCGATAGAAAATTTTCTGGAACTGGTATTGTAACTGGAATGTCAGTAGGTGTTACTCTTGATGGTGTAACAACTAGAACTGTATCAATTCAGGGAACTGGTGGATTAACTATAGGTACTGTGTAAACAGTAATATAGTATGACTGATAATAAAATTGATTATTTTGATGGCATAAGAGATCATTTTAGTGCATTAGATACTAAAATTATTGAAGTGCCAGAGTGGGGATTAGTTGGCGATAAAGCTATTCATTGTAAACCATTTAATATGATGGAAAAGCAAAAGATTTTTAAAGGTGCTAGTAACACAGACTTATTAGTTTTGATTGATGTTATTATAGAAAAATCTTTAACAAAAGATGGTAAAAAAATGTTTACTGCTCAAGATGTATTAGGTTTTAAGACAAAAGCAGACACAAATATTATAGCTGAAGTTTCCACAAAAATAATGGGTACTGATAACAAAGATTTAGAGGACAATAAAAAAAACTAAAAAATAATGTTGAGTTACATAATATCTTTGGGTTAGCAGAAAAACTACATAAAACAGTCGCCGAAATTTTAGAAATGTCAGTTGATGAATTTTACTTGTGGGTAGCATACTTTGAAATTCAAAATGAAGAAAGAGAAAGACAAGAACGATTAGAAAGGGCAAGGCGATAAGTGGCAACTAAACAAGTTAATATAGACATCATAGCTAAAGACAAGACACGTCAAGCTATGCAATCTGCTACTAAAGGGATAAACAGAGTAAAAGATTCTGTTTTTAATTTACGCAATGCCTTACTAGGTTTAGGTGCTGGTTTTGTTGCTAAAGGTTTCCTAGATACTGCAAGAGAAGTAGAAAACCTTAGAGTACGATTTAAATTTTTATTTGCAGATGCAAAAGAGGGTGAGAAAGCATTTAAAGGTTTAATTAAGTTTGCTAGTCAAGTTCCTTTTACTCTTTCAGAAATTCAAAGAGGTTCGGCAAATCTATCGGTGGTTTCTAAAGATGCTGAAGAATTAAACGAATTATTAAAAATTACTGGTGATATAGCATCTGCATCTGGTTTAGATTTTCAAACTACTGCTGAACAAATACAAAGAACTTTCTCTTCTGGTATTAACTCTGCTGATTTATTTAGAGAAAGAGGTGTAAGAGCCTTATTAGGTTTTGAAGCTGGTGTTCAAATGAGTGCAGAGAAATCTAAAGAACATATTATAAAAGCATTTAGAGAAGGTACATTATCTGTAGTTGGTGCTAGTGATGAAATGGCTAAAACCTTTGATGGAACAATCTCAATGATTAGTGATGGATTTACTAGATTTCAAGTAGCAGTTATGGATTCATCTCC